AAACTTCTATACGTCTGAGGTATGCTTGTAAACTCAACGGAAGCTTGTGAACCAGTAAGAGAGTATGACTGGATTGCTTCGTATGATGCATTGGAAAGCGTTGCGGTCTGGTCCCAAAACTTAGATCGCTTAGCGCCAGTAGATATACTGGCTGATGAAAGACTACGAATTCCCATTATGCCTCCGTTGGATTGTGTGCCTCATTGGTGCAATCCCAAAGGCAGGTATCTTCGTTTAAGCTTGCTTCGTCATGGCACTTAGGCGGGATAAAGGCATCACGCACTGAGTCGTAGGTAAACCCTATGCCAGCATAATTCTTACGAATGTTTGCATTGTAAGAAGTTTGCTTCCAATTAGAGTATCCGCCTGACCACTCAGTTAAAAAAGCGACCCCAGATGTTTCTTCATTAGATGCATCAAGTGCATCGTTGCTTACAACATGAACTTCAAGGACTATGTTGTTCTCATCCAATTTAGCAAAGTGTGCCATTATAGAGTGATACTTCCATTTCCTGTAAATTTGTAATATGTATACCCACCAGTTTCATAGCGTGTTGGTGAACCAGTAGTTGATGATGCTGTTTTAGAACCAGATATTCTAATTAAAACAATACCTGAACCTCCACCAGCACCGCTTGCGCTACTTCCAGCACCACCGCCACCACCAGTGTTTGAAGTTCCACCTGCACCACCGCCACCGCTTCCACCAGTACCGCCACCACCTGCGCCACCAGTACCGCCACCGCTTCCCTGGTTGCGAGAGCCACCACCACCGCCAGCAAAATAACCGCTTGCGCCTGATGATGTTGCACTAGCCCAAGATGACCAAGTGTTTAATCCTGCTCCACCATTACCAGCAACGCCAGAAATTACTGCGTTACCACCAACTGAACCAGCACCACCACCACCGCCACCTTGACGACTACTTCCACCAGCGCCATTGCCACCAGCAAATCCATAACCTGTGTACCCAGTACCACTTCCTTGGGTAGCAGCAGCACCTGTTCCATAATCTTCTGAACCTGCACCACCAGAACCACCAGTATTAGGTGGAACGCTGTTGCCTGAGCCGTAACCACCACCGAGTGCGGTAAGTGTAGAAAATACAGAGTTACCTCCGTTAGTGCCAGCGGTACTACCGCTTTGACCATTACCACCGCCACCTACAGTTACTGAGTAAGAAGTGCCAGTAGACATACCAAAATCTGTAGCGTAAACAATTCCTCCAGCGCCACCTCCGCCAGAACCACCGAGTGTTCCGCCGCCACCACCACCACCTGCAACAATTAAAATGTCTGCAAGTGTTGCAGGAGCAGATACCTGGTCCCAAAACTTTTGATACTTAGGAAAACCATTAGCAACAGATGAATTGCTAAATCGTGATATTGCCATGGGTAATCTCCTTAGTTAATTAAAGTTCTGAACCGAATGCTGTAAATGTAAGATCAGCAGCTGATGCGTATGTAACAACAACGTTGCCAGAGGCAAGTGTGATACCAAGAGTTAGTGCTGTTGAATCGTTTGCTGCGATTGCGATGTCGTATGCAAGGTAATGCTCGTTAGCTAATGTTGTGCCAGATGTTGGCTTAACCGCAAGACGGTATGTCTTAGCAGCAGCTGAACGGTTTGCAATTACGATTGTTGACACTACGGCAGAAGAACCAGAAGGTGTTGCGTATAGTTCTTCAGCAGTTGTGGCAGCAGCAGCCTTGCGACCTAGTACTTTGTATGCCATTTGTTATGCTCCCATCAATAGAAACGGATCAAGACCACTTGTATCCGTTGATTTAGCTAGGGGAAATCCCCCTACTGTTGAACCATCGTGAACCACAATGGTGTCCTTGTCGGTATCAATTGTTACTTCTCCGACCAAGCCTGTAAATGCCGAGTGTTCTGCTGTAGTTCCTCGACGTAGTTGTAGTGCAAATGCAGCCATCTTATGCTCCCATCATCATTAGGATGTCTGGTATTGGATCTGTCGTAATAGTTCCCCAAGTTGCTGAAGTTCCATTGGTTGTCAAATACTTACCGCCATTGCCAGTCTGTGACGGCAAAGCATCAACTGTTGCCCATGATGCAGCAATACCATTGGTAGTAGTTAAATACTTACCAGCATTTCCAGTAAGTGAAGGAATATAACCAGCAGCAGTTGTTGCACTAGAAGCAGCAGCAGTTGCTGATGTGGCAGCTGCTTGGGCGTGATACTTAGCTGAGTATTCTCCACCAGCAACTGGTCCACTTGTTAATGTTGCCCAGTTCTGTGCTGACACATCCGATGCTGCAGCAGAAGATGCTGAGGTTGCTGCAGAAGATGCACTGGTTGCAGCACTAGTTGCGCTAGTTGCTGCAGATGTAGCACTTGTTTGTGCTGATGCTGTAAGGGTAGCAATGTTAAGATATGTAGATGTTGTTGTGTCGGTATCTGTAATAGAACCAAGATCGCGTAAGATTCCAGAACCAGTTAATCCAATAACAGAACTATATGAAGTTGCTGCACTAGATGCTGAAGTCGCTGCACTTGATGCCGACGTAGCAGCAGAAGATGCAGATGTAGATGCACTAGACGCACTTGTTGCAGCAGCCGATGCGTACGATGCAATTGTTGCTACTGATGCAGCAGCGGTTGTTGCAGATGCAGCAGCTGAGGTTGCGCTAGTTAGCGCAGATGCAGCACTGGTAGCTGCGCTGCTTGCAGAAGTGGATGCACTAGAAGCAGATGTCGCAGCCTGTGCTGCTGAAGTTGTTGCTGTTGCAGCAGAAGACACGGCTGTTGCTGCAGATGTTACTGCGGTGGCAGCACTTGATACAGCAGTCGCTGCTGAAGTAGATGCTGTGGCAGCACTTGCTGCTGCTGCAGATGCACTTGTTGCTGCACTTGAAGCAGAGGTTAATGCTGATGCTGCTGAAGTTGCTGCGCTAGATGCAGATGTGGATGCAGAAGATGCACTTGTCGCAGCAGCAGTTACCTGAGCATCAGCAAAGTCTTTTCTTACGGCATCACTAGATGAAGTAGGAGTAGCAAGGTTAGTAATCTTGTATCCACCAGCATCAAGGATAGAACCAAGTGTTGCTGTAGTTAATGTCTTACCAGTAAGATTTTGTGCTCCACCAGTTCCTACGACATCTCCAGTTACGCCGTGAATAGATGTGGTTGCAACTTCGTGTTGGCGAGACTCGGTAAAGTCTCGAGCCGAGACACCGTGTTCAACGTTAGCACCAAAGGCGTGTGCCTTAGCACCCGACGAGTCAATGTTACGAGTGATCTGGTAGGCAGAACCTACCAGACTGGTGACTTCGACTACTTCTTCGTTTGCCGTATCCTTCTCAAGAATCAGAGTGTATGGATACTGTGCAGGAAGATTGCTTGCAGCAGCAAGCGTTAAGCTTGTTGCTGATGAACTGATCGATGCAGCAAGAGTTGTCTTGGCTGCGGTCGAACTATAGTAACGTGATTGTGTTGGCATTCATCACCTCTGGTACTGGATTGTGTTGAGGAAGTTGGCTTGCGCTTTAGCAACCTCTTCCGCAAGGCGGACGGTATAAAGTTGGAAAATATATTTAGCAGTACTGGTAGATGCGCCAGCAGATACTGGTTGGTCTAGTGCATCAGCAGCAACAGATGTGGCAATTACCTTGCCTGGGTCTACTGTTGATAGTAGGCGATACATAGCACCAAGTCTTACAACGTCTTCACATGATGCTGGCAAACCACTTACTGTTAACTCTTGGTTGTCTGTAATGGTTGTTGGATATTTTGTATATTGAACTCGAACTGCAGCACCAGACATTGGTGCTTCATTAAGGATTAAAGCTTGCTTAGTTGATCCGCTATCTAGATAGTTTGTATCTAGTCTCCAGCGTTTGATTAAACCCCATACTCCAGTTCCATCTGGAAGTTCCCATGAAACTCCAGTCACATCTACTAGGGCATCTGGCATAACGTAGGAATAATCACTACCAGTAAAAGTAAATGTTTCATTGGCAATAACAGGAAAGTTCATGCCTTTAATTGTTTCAAGGATAGCTCGCTTAACTTGAGTCCTTGGAAACAGTGGGTTGTTTCTAATAACAGATCCTGATACGTGACTAGTTGCTGTGGTTCCACGCCATCCACGACCAACAGTATTAGATGTAGTTCCAAGGATTTGCAGAGTACCGCTTGCTACAATAGATTTCTTTACATATAAAAGTTCATCATCTATTTCAATAATACCTTTGCTAATAGCACTAGCATCATCTACTGTAATAGCAAGATCGTCTCCGTCTACAACGTTAGTTGCAATAGTGACAGATTCTTGGTTGCGAACATAGCCATTAATCTCACCAAGCGTTTGTTCTGTTAATTGGTTTAACGTAGCCATTATGCTTGTAACGCCTTTCCTGCTTTATCAGACATACGGACAGCCTTATTGATGTCCTTCATCTTAGTTGATGCTGGCTGAATGCCAAGCTTCCGTGCATCACGGTATGCGTTTAATTCTTTTTCGTTGTGCTTTAATACAGAGATAGTCTTCTCATTGCCAAAGCTAATGTTTGAATCTTGTAGACAATCACCGTAACTTGCATGGTCTTGTGTCTTACAACCTGATCTACAATTCGACAATGTAATCTCCGTAACCCGCAGCAGTTAACTCTGCTGCCTCTGCGTCAGTGATTGGTTCGTCATAACCACCGCGTAATACTCTTTGATATGTTGCTAAGTTTGGATCATATGGAACAACAACGGTTGACCAAGTATCATTATTCTTAATAACGGTTTTACCAATTGGATAAGATACAAACCAAAGGTCATACTCTCGACCTGGCTTATACTTATAAGTTGGTCCACGAAATATCTTTGCCATTACCACTTCACCTTGTCTGCCCAGTATGCTGCTGACATAACTCCCTTGGAGATATTCTTTGCATGACGAGCCTTAAATGATTGGCGTCGTTGTTTATATTTCTTAGTCTCGCCAGACTTTTCTGGCGAACCTGATACACCCTGTTGACCAAAACGGATAGTCTTTACCTGAGAACCAGATTTAGCCACAACAACGTGTGACTTCTTTGGGTGGTTTGGCGTAGCCTTTGGCTTATTAAAGCCAGATACGCCTGCTCGTTTTAGTCTTGGGTCCATTTACTTCTTCTTTTTAATCGCAGGCTTCTTAACGCTAGGCTTCTTCTTGCCGTATTCAACTTCTCGTTCCATCTTGCCTTCAGTCTTTTCGTGCTTCTTTGAAGCCTTCTTTGCTGCAGCAATTCCCTTAGCGGTGTATGGAAACTTCTTTCCCTCAATCATTGGCATCTTCTTCTTCTTCCTCTTCGTCGTCCATGTCGTTGTACGACATTGGTGCGGGAAACTCCCACTCTGGTAGTTGGCGTAGCAATAAATCCCAAGCTTCACCATCTGTAAAACCAGCGTCAATAAACGCCTTGTACATTTCATGTGCTTCGAAAGCGTAGGCTTGAAGCGGTGTGATTAGGTTTAGTTCTTCGCTCATGGTTTCCTTAAAGTAGAGAGGGGCGGTTGCCCGCCCCTCTCCGCCAAATTAAGATGCGATGCTTGACTTGGTCTTGATGACGTAACGTGCTTCCTTGCGGAATACGTTCCATCCAAGTAGACCCTTCCAACCCGCTGGGCGGAAGCGCATCAACTTATCTGTAACTGGACCGATAACAGTCTTTGGCTCATATGAGACAGCCTCGATAAGAGCTTGCTTACCAAGAAGAACTGTTGCGTATACCTTTGATGTACCTGAACCAGAAATGGATTCTGCACGAGGAGTTTCGATATAACGAACCTGATCGAAGATTCCGATTTCGCCTGTCCATAGGTTACCAACACCTGCTTCGGTGTAGGTATGTGGTTGCTGCCAAACAGCGACACCGTTTGAAGATGCTTCTGTACGAAGATCGTAAGATACATCTGGGTGAATAAGTGCTGTGTAGAAACCACCATCACGTGGCTGTACTGATGCACCACGAAGCTTAGCTACTGCCTTACGAGGTAGAGCTGAAGTCATGTATGGTGCTGAAGTAGATGAAGAAACGTCTTCTCCGTTGAGTGTTGACTCGTCGGCTGTAGTTGTTCCTGTCCAACGACCTGTTGCAAGTGATGTCAACTTTGACCACACTAGTGAGTCAAGTGAGTCACGCATGTTGAATGACAACATGTCTGCAACTGCTGGGTCGATTGCTGAAAGAGACTCAAGAGCAAGACGCTCAGTTGTGATTACAGCGTTACCGTATTCGTTAACGACTACGTTAACCTTGTTGGTGTTGCTGAGCTCAACTGCATCTGGATCTGCTGTTTGAGTTAGTGCTGATGTAGCACGAGATAGATCTGTGTAGACCTGGAAAATGACAGTGTTACCTGGGTTTGTTACATCGACAGGACGCTTGTCCGCAAACTTGCGGAACATTGGCTCTGAACGAAGGTTAAACTCAATGTACTTGTCATACGCAGTCTGGATCAAGTTCGACATCGTTGATGTCGTTGTTGACGTGGCTGGTGTTGTTGGCACGTTTAATTCCTTCTGTTAGGGTTGATTTGGATTATCAGCCTTTTAAGAAGTTGGTGAGTTCTTCAGGTGTTGATGCGTTAGCAATCAACGAATGAATATCTCGACCCACTGATGGGTCGACATCACCATTCTCAAAGTCTGACATTTGCTCAAATGCTTGAGCATCAGGGTCTTCTTCATAAGACTCTGATTCATCAACGGCAGATATGCCAAAGGCATCGCCGTATTCATTTAACCATTCAGCTACTGCTTCCTCATCGGCTTCAACGTCTGATGGAATAAATGCTGCGATTCTTGGATTGAGTCCGAAACTTTCTAAGACTTCACCGACTGCTGCTTCGTGACTGTAGGTCTGATACTCCTCAAGCACTGCATCTCTTTCCTTAAGTTGCTTGGAAAGTTGATCCACTTGCTTGCGTAGTTTCTTTACTAAGTCAGTACCGTAGTCTTCAGTATCGTCTTCGAACTCGTACTCGTTGTATTCTGCCATTGTTTTCTCCCTATTGTTTGTTGGACCCTCATCGGGTTTGCACCACACGTACTCCTCACCAGGGGAAGTGATTCATAGACGTGATGACTACCAGACTGATACACGTTACCTGGGCTGGTCGGTCAGGAACGGAACCTAGTTATACGTCAGCTTTTTTATTACGACGTGCTAGAGACGTTGTATCAATTGCTGACTTCTGTGTGAATAACGCACGTTCTTTAGAAGCTAATTTCTTCTTCTTGATGGTGACATCTGTGCCACCTGCAAGTGCAAGTTCTTCACGAGCAAGATCTTGTGCTCCACCAGTTTCACCATAAAGACTTAGTAGTCTTTGGTAATCTGCTTGGTTTGCACCAGCAGACTGGAATGCAGACTCTGCTTGAGCACCCTTGCCTGCTTTGTAAATCTCTTCAGCAAACGCCTTATCAGATAGTTGACCTGCACGAAGTGCAGCACCACCAATCTCAGCAGCACCGTAAATCTGCTTGGCTTGCTCTGTTGTGTACTTAAACTTAGAGTTGACAATATCAAATGCCTTCTCGCTGTCTAACATATAGGCTGTAAGTTCGCCTTCTGTCCAGCCGTAATAATCTTTAAGTGCTTGCTTGGTTTGAACATCTGCATTCTGCAGCGCATTACGTGCTATGTTGACACGATCTGTTAGTTCGGCTGCGCTTACTGAGTTTTCAATAAGGCGACGGAAATCATCTTGTGTGTCATAGAATCCTGTTGGCAATCCTGCTTCACGCAGGATTGATTCATATCCTTTTTCTGCTTGGATATATTCGTATGGTGTAAGAAGCTTGTCACCAGGGCGACCCTTGCCATCTTTCATTCGCTGTGCAATTGTTTCGTTAGCAGCAAATCGAGTCTTGTATGCCTCGCTATCATAGATGCTATTAAGAATCTGTGCATCTGTTGGCATGATATTTTCTTCATACACTTTATCAATAGACTTCATTAATGAGCTCATGAATCCAGCACCAAGACCAGTGTTCTCGAACATTTTGAGAACAGAATCACGAGCACCAAAATCTGTATATGTGTCAACCATCTGACCCATAGAGCCATCTGACATAACTTGCCAGACTTCTACAACTCCGCCAGTTTTACGAATAGTCTTTTCGTATGCAACTTTTAATGGCTCTGGCTTATTAAATGTAGCCTGCATTGCTGCAATTTGTGCTAACAAATCAGCAATTTGAGTATCAACTGCACCTCTTGCTGCAGTTACTGGATCAACAAATGTTCCACCAGATGTTGAGGTGGAAGTAGATGTAGATGTTGCAGTGTTGGTAGCAGTAGATGTTGCAGTAGATGTTGCAGTGCTAGTTGATGTTGACGTTGCAGTACTTGTTGCAGTATTAGTAGCAGTACTTGTTGCAGTAGATGTTGCTGTTTGAGTTGCGGTTGCTGTTTGAGTTGGTGTAGGAGTTGGTGTAGGAGTTGGTGTCTTTGGCTTGGCTGGCTCTGTATAAACCTTAGTGCCAGACCAAATCATTCTTCCGTTTTCGTACTTTGCATTGTTGTCAATGGTTGGGTTAATAGCCAAGAGTTCCTTGACTGTCATGCCATTGTCTTTAGCAATCTGCCAGAAAGTATCTCCTGGTTTTACTGTAACAAATTCACGTGGAGCAGCTGCTGCTGCAGCTGCGTTGGCTTTAGAAGAAGCAGAAGCATTCTTCTCACTAGCTGTCATTCCATAATCAGCTACTGCTGATGCAAGCGGATTATATCCAGACGCAATGTCTATTTCTCTGTCTCTTGGCATTTACTTACCCCAGGAATCCGAAGTCGCGGAGAATCGTTGATGCAATCTTTGTCTTCTCCTCTTTTGCTGTACTTGTGTAATCCCAGTTACCAGAACGACGAGCCATCTTCTTTGCTTCGTAAAGGTTCATGGTTCCGACATTGCCCTTCTCATCTGTGTAATTAAGAGCACGTTGAACATAATCATTGTTAAGGTCTAGTGAATTAACATCCTGTTCCCATGTATCAGCAATTGCTGTTAACCAAGGATCGGCTGCATCACGTAGTGTTTTGCCTTGAGATATCTGTTCTGTAAGACCAGGGAACATTGACATTGCTCGCTTTTGAAGTTCATTGTCTAAGTCTTCTGCGTTAAGAGTTCCAGCAATAAGACCCTTCATACTGTTTTCAAACCACGATTCAAATCGTGTGTTTGACATGCTATTAGGGAAACCATACTCCCATGCTCGCTTGTAAAGTTCGTTGGCTACTGTCTCTAACTTTCCAGTCAGGTTATAGATTGTCTTGCCACCAATGGTGCTCTTCTTGCTGAAGTCAATAGACTTAGCCATAATTTTATTAAGAAATTCTTGGTCGTAACGTACGACTTTGCCATCTTTAATAATGGCTGACTGCATCATTTGCTGTGCATAATCAATAGCTTCTGCAGCGGTAATGCTAATTCCATTGCCCATAAACTGCTTAACAATATTGCTTGCATTCAACTGTAAATCTGCAGCGTACTGACCTGGGTTTGTTTCTTTGTAGTATGCATACTGACGTTGAGTATCTGTCTGGTTTTTATACCAAGCAGTACCCTGAATCATCTGAGTCATGATTGCCTCAGATGTAATTCCTTGATCTAGGATTTGATTAAGCACTGCCTCAAGACTTGGGTCTGCACCAATAACACCAGCAGCAATACTAAACTTAGCTTGTAATGTAGCCTTATCAAGCTTGTCAATATTGGTTGCTGCTTGAGTTGATACCTTTGCGGTGCTGGTACTTGTACCAGTAGTTGTACCAGTATTGGTTGCATTAGCGACCGCTGTATCTAATCCAGCAGTTGCTGGATTAGCAGTAGGCATTTGTAGAACTGTGCCACTAAAGATTGTACTTCCGCCGTTATACTTTGGATTAGTCTTTAAGAATGGGTTTGCTGCGATAATCTTTGCAACTGTGGTTCCATTGGCTGATGCGATCTTGCTGAGCGTATCACCAGTTTTAACTGTATATGCCATTAGCCCTGAACCACCTGTCCGATTGCATTAGGATCTTTAAGAAGTTTTTCAACAAGACCTAAGAATGTGTTGGATGCAAATGATTCTGCATAATCTGGACGAGACATTGCAAAGTTACGAGCAAACATAGTTGGATCGAATCCAGTTGTCTGTGTTCCAGTTGTTGTGCTAGAACCTAATGTGTTCTTACCTTTAGGTGCAGTAGTTGTAGTTGAACCAGTAAATGATGAAGGTTCCTTCTTGGATGCTGCATTGACTGCAGTTGTGTACTCGTTGATTTCAGCTTGTGTCGCTCTGCGACCAAGCCTACGTTCCATCTCATCGCTGATTTGCTGAGCAGCAGTTGACCCGCTGTACTGTGTAGTACGTACATCCTTCTGAGCCTGTGTTCCGTACTTAGGTCCAGAGCCATCTCCGCCAGTATACATAGATGGATCCATGACATTGAGATATTCAAATGGGTTACCACTTGTGCTACCTAATGATTGTGTCCAACCAACTGCATCATTCCATACGGCTTGTGCGTATTTCTTTGGTATTCCCTTACGTGCAAGGTCTGCAATGAAGTCATTGTATAGAGCTTTGTTCTTAGTAGGTAAATACTTAAACCAGTCTTTGGCTTCATCTGGTGATGCATAACGTGCTGGAGGAAGACCTGGCAGTTGAATGCCTGGAACGTTTGGCGAAAATGTAGGATAAGATGTATTGACACCAGTGTTTGAAACTGTAGGTAGTACTGGCTTTACCTTAGAACCTTTTGCGTATGCGGGTGTTCCTGGGACAAGGCTCTCACCATTAGGACCATATCTTAATTCAGCCATTATCCTGCCACCAATTCTGTACTTAGTTCGGGCATATTCTCCAACCACCTTGCTGCAAATGTTGAAAAGTCATCGCTTGCAACCTGCATAAAGTTATAATGAAATTGCGAGAACTGAGCTTTAAGATCAGCCTTACGATTATCGCTATTCATTGCTGCTGTATATTGTTGTCTAAACGCATTTGCTTGAGTTAACCAGTAGGCAATCTCTGTCCACTTGTCACCCTGACCATCAGCGTATTGTCTCCACTTGGCATCGCCAGCAATCTCTTGGATTGCTGGAACTGTTACGCCCCAGAAATCTCTTTGACTTGCTGAACGATTTTCAGCCCACTTAGGAAAGTCTGTTTGAATTGCTTTAACCATTCGGTCATACTCAGCCTTGATACCAAGTGATTGGTATCTAACTTCGTATGGAGAACCAACTCCGTATTGAGCCATGACTGCATCTCGCCACTCTGTGGCTTTTTGATACTCAGCCCAACCACGACGAGATTCGATATCAGTCTGTAATTCGTCTGAACTCTTCTTCTGTGTAAGAGGATTGTTATATCCGCCTGGGAAGTTTAATCTCTTATAGATTGCTGCAATCTCAGTAGAGTATTCATCTGTTATGTCGCCGTACCCAGCAGATAACATTCCTGCATACTTGGTATCCCAACGACCAATTCTTTCAAGAAGTTCTGGGTTGTTACGAATCATCTTGATATCTGAATAATTGGCTGCTACTCCAGCGATGTTCTTTTGGTTAGAACCAATCAAAGCAATGGAGTCAATACCCCATTCCTCTTCCATCTTCTTTTGTGCTAGGTCGTAGTCACCATTGAACTGAGTCAATAAGTCACTGTAATACTGTGTAGCAGCACGAGTTACTGGATCAAATGTTGTTGAGATAGGTGCAAAGAACTGAACTATAGAACGGATAAATGACATATTGCCTGCTGCTTTAGCAGCAGTCTCCATGCTAGGAGGTTCTCCTACACGACCTTCACGATCCCATTCAGAGTAAAGAACTCTGTAGTTAGTAAAGACTTCATCAACAAATCTATCGCTACGTAAGATGCCAATCTTATCAAGAGCAGAACGTAGATAACCTGGAGCAATTGTATTCAATGCTGTGCTTACTAGGTTGCCACCTTCTTGTGGGTATCCACCGTAAAGAACGCTGTTCTCGTAGAAGTCGTCACCAAATGTAGAACGAATGTTCTTTGCGATGTCTTCTCCATGGATTGTCCATAGACCAAGAGGTGCTGTGAACCCATCCTTAACCAGCTGTGAGATTGTTACAGTACCAAACCAAGATACGCTTGGGTCTGCAATCATGAACTCCATCTGCTTTGGGTTCCACTTAAGTCCACCACCACGTGAATCTGTGTATGGCTTAAGCGCATCCTTAGCCCACTTAGGAAGTTTGTCACCAAGTGGCAATGGATACTTGACGGTTACTTGAGTTCCTGGTGGAATATCTGCAGCCTTCTTGTATGTGTTTCCATCTTGATCTTCATAAGCTTCAAAGTTATCAAATGCATTTGCAATACTGTTATACCAGTACGCATTCATTGGGTTCTTAGCCATCAACTTAAGAGCAACAGCTTGGCTGTTGAAGAATGCTAGAGGGAATGACATAGCAAAACGTGCTGCATACATTCCGTTGGTAAGACGACGTGATGAGTAAAGAGTTTCTTCTACTCGCTTTAATGCGTTGCGATAAGCAACCTGACGCATCTGATTATTAACCACTGCATCTGATGGATCAATGCCAGCACGTTGTGCTGCATTGATAAGCGTACGCATTTCATCTCTTGTGTAGTTCAAGAACAATGGGTTACGAACCATTTTGTTTTCAGTTGCTGACAAGATACGCCATGCAGTGTCAGTGATTCCTGCTACGTTAGCAAATCGCTTTTCAGCCCAGTTCAAATCATTAAGATTGATATTTGGACCTTCGATTGTTTCTAGTAAATCGGTACGATTGCGAAGAAGGATTTCTGTTTCCTTGATTGAAATGTCTCGATCTAAAATAATCTTACGAAGTTCTTCACTTGGATACATCTTGCGAAGCTTGTCGCTGGTTGATGTAATCCACGCAGCAAATTCCTCTTGAGTCATTACGTGACCAGCACGTGATGACATACGACGACGGTATTCCTTGCCAGCGTCGCCAGTGTATAACCACTTAAGAATCTGTCCTTCGGAATCTCCACGAAGCATCATGCCAAGAGGCATATCTAGTTCGTTACGAATCTGACGATTGGCAATATGAGCCAACGCATTCCAGTAAGGCTTGCCTTCGTTACGTTTGATAGTAACAAATCGTGAACCTTCTGCACGTAGACGACGGCTGTATTCAGCCTGCATAGATGTGCTATAAAAGTTTTGTGTTGAATCGATCTCAGACATGTAGGCTTTAGCACCACGAATGTTTGGATCTGCAAGACCTGCAATTGCGTAATCTTTACCGTTGACAGTAATGACTTCTGCTTCTTGACCTAGATTCTTGCGCTTACGCAATGCACCTTGTGCAATTGCTTCCTCTGAGATAAGAGAACGTTTCTTCTCAATCAGTGTAGATAGACCGTTAACCTGTTGCGCTGTACGTTCTAGGTCGTCGGTCGCCTTGTAAAGATTGTCTTGTGCCTTCCAAAGCTCATAGTCGGCAGCATGCTTTGCAGCATCTGCTTGTGCTTGAGTATCTTTTGTTGCTTTCTTGGCAGCAAGTTCAGCCTTAGCCTGTGCTGTACGTGCAGCCTGCCAAGCAGCATCTGCTTCATCAAAAAGTTTTTGTGCTTTTTCCCAAGGCTCGACCGCAATCTTAAGGTCACCAGCAAGGATGTCCATCTCTTTAAGAACAAACTTCTCTTGGCGACGTGATGCTGCGCTATTGGTTCCTGGAATCCAACGCTTTGCTTGCTCTACTCGAAGGCTTGTGTTGCTAATAATGTTACGTGTTCCTGGCAAAGCATTCTTGAAAAGCTCCATAGATTCAAGTGCCATAGTTCCGCGAGCCATTGGATCAACCATTGAGTTCTTTGGAATGTAAGCAAAGCGGAGCAAGTTCAAGTTATTGAACACCATGTTGGCTGTATCAAGAATCTGACCGATAGCCATGGTTCCCTTAGATGCAAACGCACCCACTTCTTGACCTTTACTAATTGGTGCTCTAGCACCAAGAGAACGCTTAGTATTAAGGATAACTTCAATTTCAAGTTTACGGAAATCTAGCATTGGCACTGTCTGTGCTTCGTTAGATACAGCAAAGAAGTTGGTTACGTTAAGGTTTCCATCTTCATCTGGTATAAATCCATGCTTTGTTGCGTACTGTGTAAGTGTCTGACGACGCTCGCTAGTACCAACATGCCATTTAGTAATCTGGTCAATAGCATCTTTGTTTGTTTTAATATCCTCGATACCACGAACACCATAGTTCTTAGCAAGCTTGAGCATAACCTGCTGCTCAATTTGTGCAAGAGCCATTGCTCGTTGAGTGTCATCTTGCGCTGCAAGATATCTCTCAACCATGTCTCGCTTAAACTTTGCACCTTCTGTACCGCGTAGCATCTGCAAGCGGTTAAGGTCTGAGAGCAAGTCATTTGCTGCTTCAAAGCGACGAGGATTAGAAATATTAATGTGACCTTGTGGTCGACCTGACCCTACCCACGCGATTGTACGGATAGCACGGTCGTATACATCTGACTGGTATACGGATGTACGCCATCCGTTACCGCCATCTTTGCCGAATAATTTAACGTCACCATACTTAGCTTGCAAAGCAAGCTTTTCTTTACCAAGGTTAAGCTTTTCTAGTACGCCAAATCTTCCTGGGCGATAACTTTCAAGTACGCCACTAGTTGCCTTGGACATAAAGTCATCAAGTGCATCAGAAAACTTAGGATCACTTTTACGTTTAGCATCGATGATAGCCTGATAGCGAGTTGTTAGCTTAGGGCTGATTGCGTCTAATCCAATTTTAGAGAAATCTCCAATTGGTTCAAATTTATTAACGCCATAGTTATCAATGTGGTCTGCAAGAATTGGCTTGCTTGACATTAAACGCATGAATGCTGCAGTGTCACCACGTTCGGCAAGTAGATAATCTCCGACATCTCGATGATTATCAAGGCGAGATAGAATGGTTGCCGTTCTATATGGGTTTGCGGTTTCAGAAATCAATGGGTTGGCAGCAAGGCGGGTTAGATTTGTCTCGTTAACAACGTCATCAATCAATACACCTAAGCCAGTTGTTGGCTTGTCAGTTGCCTTGGTAGCAGCCCATGAAACAGTCTCTTCAACTTGGTTACGGAATGTATTCATATCCGAAGTTGTAAGAATCTTCTTTGAACCTACTGCAGTTTTTACTCCAGCGCGAGTGAGTGCGCCAGCACCTTTAGTTCCAAGTGCAGCAATAACTAGGTCAGTTCCACCTGATGCAACAATGCCAAGCCATTCATCTCTGAATGCCTTGTCTCTTTGCCTATCATCAAATACATTGAAACCTTTATCCATGTATGTTGGTGTAATTTGATCTGGTAAAAACGTACCAGCGGTTTGACCAACTGCTGTGGCAAGGGCTTGACCCATTGAAATTTTCTTAGATTGCTCACGAGCAAATCTAAAACTGGATACGCCCTTGCCCGCTGCAAGTGCTTGTGGTGTAAGCAAGGCAGTAGAAATACCTTGAGTAACTGGCTGTATTACATACTTGCCAAGTCCCTCCATGATATTCATTGCAGGATTTACAATGAATCCAAATGGGCTCTTTCTTGCCTTTTCAATTCCCTCAGCGATCTTAGGAACTACAGCCTTTTCAATTCCTCCGACTTTTGTATTATCAAACTGTTGCTTCTTAAAAGAATCTACAGGTGAATACGTTGGTCCTGGAGGAGTCTGTGGTGTCTCGGCGTAGTACTTATCCCACCAGTTGGGAGTTGGTGTTGGCTGCGGTTGCATCTGCGACATTAGCTGTTCCCCCTTCTGGTGCTGTAGTTATTTCATTAAGTAAATCAATGCGATCACTATCAGACTCAAAAGGAAAACGTGCTAAATCCCATGCAACTGGAGCAAGCTCAAACCCAAGATACTCGAGGTTCTCCTCGAACTTCTTGAATACTTTCATTCAGTTTGACTCCGTAGATATTTAACAAATGCTTTCATGGTTCCAGTTGAATTAGGTGAATCAGCAAACGACATCATTAGTGGCATGTATTTTGCCAACGCAGTTAAATCTTCTACCTGTATATCACTGGGTGCTTTAAGTCCTAGTACTTCGCTACCTGGTCCTGGACCAGCATCAATGCCTGCAGTAACAGGCTCGCTTGGTCGGTTAGTTGGCGCAGATAATGGAATTACGCCTTCCATTGGGTTAGCAGCTTTTGCCATTGGTGCGCTACCTTGCATTGCTTGAAACTCTTTTTGCTCGCCGTAGGCTGCATTGGGAAGTCTTTTAGCACCCTGTGATGGTACATCTGGTCGCTTGGAAAATTTTCCAGGACCAGATACCGCGCCAGGATTAGGTTGCATCATGGACATGGATTACTTCTTTCTTGAAGCTTCGTATGCTTTCGCTGCCTTAGATCCTGGTACATATGGAACTGGACCTGTGTACATTGGTGTAGGCATCTTGCCCTTTGCAGGGATCTTTACTGTTGTGTTGCGATAAATTTTGCGAGGATCTTTAATCTTCTTGTTTGCTTCCATTAACTCTGCAAGAGTTACGCCAGCCTTTTTAGCGATACCTGAAAGTGTGTCTCCAGTTTCAACTTTATAAACAGAAGTTGTTCCGCCTCCACCAAATGTTACGCTCTTACCTCTGTATTTACCTTGACCAGTAATACGTGGTTGGTTACTGCGTTGCTTCATTGCTGCTGCACCTGCTGTAACTCCAGCTGCTGCTGCAGCTGCTTTACCTTTTCCTCCACCTGGAACTGCACGACCGTAGTCTGCTGTTGTCTTTGGTGCTGGACGAAGCTTGCCTTCGTTAAGTAGATCCCAAGTTGTACGACCCTTAGTATCCTTGCTTAATGCTTTGTGAATAGGCTCTGCAAGAAGTGCTGCTGCTGTAAGACCCATACCGACTTTTCCGCCAGTTGCTTTCCATGCACCTTTACCAACTGCTTTAAGGACACCAGCTGCTGTAAGTTTCTTTGCTGCTGCTGACTTAGCACCAGTTGTAGCAACTGTGCCTGCGCCCTTCTTAGGAAGAACTGCAGGAAGATTTGCAGAACCGCCCTTAGCGATACGAACTGCTTCACCCTTTGATTTGCCTTGAGCAACTGCTTCCTTGTACTTATCAACTTCTGCTGCTGTCTTAAGTTCGCCCTTAGCTGCAACGCCAGTCTTAACCTTTGGTGTTGTTGCTACTGTCTTTGGTGCTGCTGCTGGCTTTGATGCAGACCAGTTCTTGCGTTCTGCTGGTGTCATCTTTGCCCATGCTGCCTTATTGGCAGCAGACTTTTCTGCACGAGTCATTGACTTTGCATTTACCTTTGCAACATCTTTTTTAATTTGATTCATTAAACCAGCTTTTGGCTTTGCTGTTGTTCCAGCGGTTCCGCCAACTGAAGGCTTCTTAACAGAAGACTTTTTTGTAGATGCTTTCTTTTCTACAGTCTTCTTAACTACCTTACCTTGTGGCTTTACTGGTGATGCTTCAACCATTGTTCGCACTTTACTCATTTCAGTACGTGGCTTAGGTGTGGTTGTTTTAGCAGGTGTCTCTTTAGGAGCACGTGCCTTACCATCTTCCTGATCCCACTGACGTTGAAGCTGAGCTTTTGCTTCACGGCGGTCACGAGCAATACGCTCTTGTGCTGTCTCGGTTGGCTTAACCTGAATCTTGTTACCGCGATCATCGGTAATGTATCCGCCTTTAGCCTCTTTACGCATTTCACTAAGAACTTCTTTATCATCTGCAGAAATTTTTAATGTGCGGTCTTTTAGACCAGCCTGCTTCTTACCAGAAAAAGATTTCTTGGCTTCAGCCAAAGCGTCTTTTCGCGCTTGCCTAAACTTTCTTGGGCGTGTTGGTTTCTTAGCCATAGTTATCCTTTACTTAATAATTCTTAAGCTTTACTTAAGCTTGTTGTTGTTACCCTTGATGCCCTTTGGTGTGACGCCTTGCTTTACCATTCCGCCACCCTTTACTGCTCCGCCATTCTTCTTACCATGAATTGCTGAACCGACTGGAGCCTTTGCTGGCTTTCCTTGCTTTCCGAACATTTATTTCTCCTTAGTTATGCTGGGATCTGACGAGTTACTCTCGCTGCTAGATTTGGATTTCCTCCACCTGTTAGACCTGCAAGAAGTTCTTGCATAGGTGGTCTACCTTGAGGAAGTTGTGGTGCTGGTCCGCCCATTCCAGGTTCAGGCATTGCTGGTTGTTCAGGCATTGCTTGTCCTGCTGGGGCTTGTGGTGCTGGTTCTGGCTTAAAAGCATTTGCTACTGCATCCTCAAGAGGGATACCCTTCTTGCGATCTGTAATAACGCTTGCCATCTTTTCTACAATCTTCATCGGATCTTGACCTTGCATTACCATTTGTGGAATTGCTGCAGCCATTTGCGATACAGACGCCTTAAGCGAATCACGCATTTCTTCGATGTCAATTGCTCGCTCTTCTTCACCAGCATTAAGCGAGATAGGAAGGTTGCGACGCAACATTCCGCGAGAGATTAACTTATCTCCTCGAGCTTGTAGACCCCATACCAATGCACGGTTAGGGTCTAAACCTGCCATAAGACCGTACTCAACGGTCACGCCATAATTTCCAACAATGTCGGAAGTTGGCTTGTACTTTAACTTGTAAGGAACTCCGTTGGCTGTTGCAGATACTTCACGTGCTACATCTGCAAAGTATGCTTCATCGGTTGCAAAAGCAAATGAAATTGCTTGACCAATTGCTTCACCAAGGATTGATTGATAAACTTTAACTTGTGAGTCGTATCCAGCCATAAGTGCTTTAACACCTTGACCAGTAACTACTGAACCTTCAGCTTGTCCTGCACGTGCTTGTGGGAAACGAGTTCCCAACTTCATTTCATCTGCTAGAACATTATTTTCCGCAAATGCAAACTGAGGTACGTCAAGATTGACACGACGAATTTTCTCAGGGGAGTTAGAACGAATGACTGAATCAGGACCAATGGAGAGAGAAGTAACATCAGTAGGCAAAGCAAGAGGAGCTTCAACAGACTTCTGAACAGCTTCCATAGTAAGGAGAGCAAGTCGCGCTTTCGCTGCGTAAACAGGTAATACATCGTCGAATTGACCCCGCGTTTCTCCGTCGAGAGAAGGACGTTGAGCAATCGCAATTGGGACCACACCTGTTTTGTTTGGTGTTGTTGCAAGTACTAAACCTCCACGATCTGGTAGGAAGAGAACTGTTTGTTTCTTATCTGTCCAACGTACGACCTGCAACATACTGTTGCCATCGCCACGTGTCCAAGTATTTGATTGGAGAATCTGGTCGGCATGCTCGGGGAAGTGAGCAGCCAAATCTCCAGCTTTGCGATGATATAGACGAGCGTAGGTGTTTACAACACCGAAGCGATCCATATCGTAATAAGCACCCATGGAGTTTTCCACATGAATATGTGGTCGCTTCTCCTTGAAGTTTGGTTCAACTCTTAAAGGAACGAATCCATAGGTTGCTAACTGATCTGCGCCACGCAGTAGTTCCGTACCAAGTCGAGATGATGCAACATAATAGTTAGCAATCTTTGTTCTCTTATCAGCCTTGGTACGCTGGTTATCATCTAAAGATGAATCGCCAGCAGCAGTAATGGTAGGAAGAACACCGACTTGTTCAGCAACATCTCGTGCAACAACATCAATGAGGTTGGCGATAATAGGACGTGACCAGATGCCTTCTGGAAATAATCCACGGAAGACTTGATCAGCGTTACCCGCTCTAACCAATGCAACCTCGCGCATGCGCTTATCGCGCTCGGAGTTACGAGCTTTTAATTGCTCGAATGCTTGTACAAGTTCTTTCATTAATATCACAATCTCACAGTTCGCTGCGCTGCAGCGAGGTCATCTAAGTTGATGATGTACCTTGACTCGATCTCTCCACGAGGTGTGAATTGATTGTTTATAAAGTTAGGTACGTTAGTCGAGGTTAATAAAGTTTCTCTGGCTACGATCTCACAGAACCATAACGCCATAACGGCGTCCATCTTGAGCTTTCTGCCTTGTACTCCTGGTTGCCAGGTTACGAGTTGTTCTATTAACTTTTTAACATGTTCATTCTTCGAGCTGTCTGGTAACTCAATTAAGTTGTCATCAGCATGCTTGAAGTTGTTCATGACACCGTCTCGCTTAGTGACGGTTCCGAACAGTGGAGCCAGAGAGGCTACGCCAAACTCTGGATCTTGCTTATTGTTTCCTGTGTAGTGAGGTCTATAACTAATACCTCTGGTTGACAGGAAGTTACGAATCTCTTCGTCTTGTGTAAGGAAAAGCTGAAAAGCGTTTGATTCCACAATGACCGTATGCGGTTTATACGCATCGGTCCATTCCCTAATAAGAGAACGGATTGCTGCAGGTGTAGGAGCTGTCATGATGTGAACATCCATGACGTAGCGTTTATGTGTTCTGCGATCAACCGCGTAGGCAACAGCAGCAGTATCACCAGACATTGCTGGGTCGATACCAATAATGCGATAAAAGTTATCGCAGTTATTAGGGTGTCCTGCTGCGCCTGCAACCAGCGCACCCGATTTTCTCATTCCATTTACTGCGCCTCTGACGCACATCGGGTCGAAGATTGCATTCTCCGCAATATCGAGGTTCTGGTAAACCAGCGACCACTTAGATGGTCCTGCCTCGTTACGGACCGCCGTTAGACGCGGTCCTGTCCATCGATCAAACATGCCATTCTCGTCGGGTACGTCAGTATCCGTAAGAGGTTGTTCGGTCTTTTCCCAAAGACATTTCCAGTCTTCAGGCTTGTCTGCATATTCTAAGACTGCAGGCATGGACAAATATGACCACGGCAATATGCCGTCGGTGTAATGCTGGGGGTTGCGGAGTTCTTTGTATAAGTCAACCGCTGCTACTCGAGTGCCAACTACCAAAAGTTGACCACCGCCAGGTGGGAGACGAGAGGCAACTTCCTGCCTGATCCACTCCTGCTGCTTAGCCCACTCTCCCGCGTTAGAGAGAGTGACAACGTCATCAAGAACGATGAGGTCTGCACGGTTTCCGTATACTTGCCCGCCCATACCGATTGCTTCAATCGTTGGGTCTTTGGCATCTGAATCTCTGGTGTCTCCACCGAGATAAACTTTGTTAGCCGACCATTGGTCGGCGGTTGCTTTATACCCATCTACAGGACCAAAAGCTGCCTGAAGGTCAGCGTAGCGGGGATGGGTCAATCTTTGCTTAATAGCGTAAAGGAACTTCTTAGCCTGTTCCTGTGTCTTGGAGATTACCATGACGTTGATGTTAGGGTTTTTGACGATTCGGTAGGTCACATAGTTAATCGTGATCGTCATAGTCTTGGCATGGTTTGGTGGAACGTTTACCAAGAGGCGGGAAAGTCCCGCCGACCCCTTCTCGTAGACCATAGAGTCATGTAACCAAGAAGGATCATTACCTTCCAACATGTCAACTACGTTCATCATGTGGGGTGGTACTTTAGTACCAAGGTAGTTTTCAGAGAACTCTGCAAAATCAGACAAATTAGACCGAGCGGAATCCGCGAGGTCTGCAGTTCTAAACCGAGCATTGTCTACATAAGCTGAGAAGCCCTCGGCTTCTCGGCGTTGGGTGTCATACCAAGAGCGAGATCTACCAATAACCTTAAGAGCATCGGCGATGGTGCGCCCTTGGCGTACCAAGTCGATCAGTTCTTTCCGAGCTTCTTCTGGTGATAAGTTTCTTTCCAACATTCCTCCAGTACCTGTAGGGGTCCACAGGGGTTTGGACAGAAGTATCCCCACTTAAGCATATATTTATCATTAGGCGGGCAATAAGCCCGCCACAGAAGGCTCAATAAGTATTTCGCCTTATACTTATATAGGGGTCTAGAGCGTCGGCGTGTTTCAAGAGCAAATTAAAAGTTTTTTTCTTGGTAGATAAAAGTCCTGGTCAGAGCTGGTTTTCTGGTGAAAATAATTTAGGAGATAGTGGGGGGCGGGGGTGGGGGTGGTGCTAAACATGGTGGGGGTCGTCAAGGGTAGCGCACAAAAAAAGACCCA